GCGCGACGGGTATGCCTAGTGCAGCGGCCATGCGCGCGATGCTTTCGTACTCTGGAGCGTATTCCTGTGCAACTTGGCCAGCGGTTTCACTTGCAAACGCCGGCAACATGACACTAGCAAAAGAACGCAACGGTCCGCCTATAGGCATGGCCAAAGCGCCGCCGCCAAACTCCATGCCAGTTTCAACGTATTGTGCTAAAGGGTTGTCAGCGGGCGCCGTTCTTTCTGTATACCCACCAGTGAGCTCAGACATGGCTTCAGTTAAGGTGCTCTGTTGCTCCTCCGGTGGCGGTAAAGATGCTTTCTCTGGGGCCATGCCTAAAAGTTTTAATACCTGCAAGCCACCACTTTCTAGCATTCTGCTTAAAGCGTCTGGCGCTTGCCCCATAAAATCTACAGTTTCCGTAAATCCGCGAGATAAGGCCGGCAGCGCAACGCCCGCAGCCTCTTCTAATTGAGACGGGCGCTCGGCGCGGGCCTGCGCGGCTAATTCAGCCTCAAGCCTTTGCGCCCTTGCAATAAATTTGCGAGCAATGTCTGGCTTTCCATCTGCCGCAGCGCGGCGCGCGGCGTTTTTGTAATCCTCTGCAGTATATTCAGCCATTCTATTTTCCTTCTGGCTCTTTTAAATACTCTAATTCTTCTTCGCTAAGATCTTGACCCTTTTTAAACATTGGGTTTTTAGACTGTGCCTCTAAAAATAAGTCCCTAACGTCAAGAAGGGCAATGCGTAAGTCTTCTGGGGTTCCTTTTAGCGCCGCCTCTAGACGCGTTCTTGCCGCGGTGGCCTCTTTACCTTCAAGATCAGTAATTGGCCCACCACCTTTTAATTGTTGATATGCTTCTAAAAAGTTTAAACCTCTTATTTGTTCAACATACCCCATTAGAGTTGCATACTCTGGCGCCAGTCCCCATTCGTTCCTAATTTGATTTAAAGTTCCACGATATTCTGTGATTTTACTTAGACTTGGAGAGTTTAATAAATTGTTTATGGCGTCAATTGCGGTTCTTTGAGAAACCGCCGCCGTTTCTTGCTTGGTAAGTCTTTCAATATCTTTCTCAATTCTATCCATTTCCAATTTGAGCGCCGGCGCCAGAGATGGGTTATAAGCAGCAAGGGTTGCAATTTTCTTCTGCCTATTTCGTAAAGTTTCAATTGGATCTGCACCTTCGGTGATCGCGCCTACGCCGCCCATGGCGCCGCCGCCAAACATTTGCTGCATCATCTGTTGCTGCGCCTGCGCCGCCTTCGCCTTACGCGCCTGATCGGCGCGCGCGGTAAAGTCACCCATCAGGCGCTCCACGCTGCGACCCTCAACGCCCTGTAACGCCATGCCGGCGTCCTTGATGGCGGCGAACGCGAGCATTCTGCGCTGGGTCTTGGAAAGGTTTTCGTATGGGTCTGTGGGCTCTTGTGCCGCGGCCTGCTCTTGCATGAGCCTTTGCAGAAGCGCGGGTGTTGCCTGCGTGTCTTTCCTCATGTAAGGAGGCACGATGTCTATGGGCGCATTATTGCTGGGGGCTATGGTTGCTTGACTAGGGTCCATGCTTTTAGGCGGTACAGCGGCGTCTGTGGGCATTCGTAAAATTTCCATTTCCTCTGGCGTTGCTTTAAATCCAGCATAGTTATCTACAGTAAAGTCTGAGTATATTCCTTGCTTGGAATAGTAATCGACTATGCGCTGCGCGTCTTCTTCTGTTAAGATGTAATCTTGTTCCATGGTTACTGCCTTCCAAAAAGCTGCGGAACCGAACCAAACAAGCCGCCTACGTCAAACAGTCCGCCTTGACCCATTGAACCCAAGGCGCTTCCTACCCTTCCAATGTTTCCAAGAGTTGGACCAAATCCACTTTCTCTTTGTGTCGTCGTGCCAATTCCCGCTGGGAACGCACCCGCGGCGCCGGAAAGCACTCCAAATTGCTGAAGTGGATATTGCTGCGCCATGAGATAGCTTTGGTACGCCGCGTCCAAATCGGCTTGGCTAAGAGCTCGCTCCGCCTCACCTGCGCCCATCTGCGCGCCTAGTATTGCTTGCTGCGCCTGTAAGCCCGTCATGCCTGTGCCTGCAAGTGCTCCCGCGGCTTGCATGCGCTGAGCATCTTCTTGAGCCGCACGCGCCAATGCACTCTGGTATCCTTGGGTTTGAAGTTGACCTAATTCACGAGCCATACCCACGTCAAACGCCCCAAGCTCTGCGCCTGCGCGTGTCTCATATGCGGTGTTGCCAAACGCGCTTCCCCTGCCCGCTTCCAATCCGACTTCACGCTCTCCGCGCTGACGCTCTAACGCGGCCATTGTGGGATCGATGACGTTTTGTGTATACTGTTGTGTATACTGAGCGATTTGAGCGGCGCGCTCCTCTGGCGTTTGAGTTGCCATGCCGCGATAAATACCCGCAGCCTCGCCAAGCTCGCTCGGAAGGCTTAAAGCCCCATAACCAGAAAGCGCGGCGCGCTGCAAGTCCGTCAGACCCGCAACTCGGTCGCCGGTGTATGGCGTAAAAGCGCGGCCCGCTATATCTTTGGCAAATGGTAAAAGAGTTCCCGTTAAATACTCTTGCTGGATCGGGTCCATTTCCGTTTTTGTTTTTTGCGTCGTACCCATCTCTAAACCTCTGCCTCGAAGTGTCTATACATTTCCTTGAACCCCATGCTCTTGGCAATCCTTGAAAAGCCAAGACGCCCGTCCGCTTCAATCGCGTCGAGCTTTCCGGCCTTCGCAAACTCTTTCAAGATCCGCACCGCGTCCTCAATCCATAAATTCATATCTATGCCGCCCACGTATTCTAGCAGTAAGGTGTTTCTTTGAGGGTGCTTCACGACGCTCGTTATGAACGCAGCAACCAGCGTGTCCTCCATATAGACGGACCAAAGTAAAGACAGCCCGTCCATAAGATCGCCGACGATGTCCTCTTTGCTGGCGTTGCGCTCGTTCACCTTTATTGCGGGAAGTAGTAACGGCAGTGCCTTTACCAGAGCCCTCTCAGGTTCGTCAACAACGGGCAACACAGTGATCCGCGGCCTTGGCCTTAATTGTACAACATTATCAATCATCCGTGAACCCTAGTAATTGATAGCGTCGAAGCTGGTAATGCCGGCACGGGCGACGACGCCGCCGTGTAGTTAAGGAAGCCGTCTGTGCTATCCATCATGTAGTTTACTTCGAGATATTGGCCGGCGGTTACTGTGAAGATCTGAGCGCGCGAAATGACAAGCGTCGCGTTGTTCTGATGCAGCGCCGTAGTCATTGCGCTATTTGCAACGTCTGTTCCGTCAATACTTGGCCAAAAATAGAAGTGCACGGTGCTCGCAGACGTCGAGGAAATCTGCGCCGAAAAAGAAATCAGATATTCTCCGGCTTCCTCAAAAACTATCCTTGACGCCGGCGTCCCTTGTGTTATTCCAACATTGCCGGTGGGGGCATCGTAAGTCAGCTTATATGCTGTGTTTGCCGCTACCGGCACGACATCAGAGGTCTTAATAAAATTTGCGTGGCCGTCTTCTAAAATGATTTGCACAAACTCATTATTCTTTGACACGACGGGATACCCGTTCACATCGTCCCACAAGATCACGCCATTTTCTGACGGGTTATCGTCCGCCGTCTTAAATCCCAGCTTATACAGATTTTGCGTTAAATAGCGCGTAAGTGACCGCCCCCATTGGGCGAGGTCACCGACAACCGGCGGAAGGTTTGGAGCGGACATTACCTGCGCCCCGCGGGCTTGACGTCTATACGCATGTTTCCAACGCGCCACGCCGCCAGCTTAGCTCCCTCAACGCGCATACGCATCTGGCGACCAGAGAAGCGCACAGACGTCGGATTGGCAGGTGTAAACGGCCCGTATGACCGCTCCGTATCGTTTGGATGAAAGCGCGTCTTAAACGTCAAGTTGACGTCGCCCTGCGACTTTTCGTCTGGTATCACACTCGTTACATGCGCCGTTTGCTCGCCGCTGCCAACGCTGATTGGCCCCGTTTCTGCGAAGACGCTGCCATCGTCCACGTTGAGCCCGACTTCATGCTCATAAATGTCACTGTCTGCATTATGACCCGCAAGGAACGGATACCGAAACACTCCGCGCTCAATGCCCGCAGTGCGAGACAAGTTTCCAATCAGCCAATGATTTTCGGAGTAATCAAACGCGACATACCGGTCAATCTCCGTACTTCCTTCCGAACAGTAGAACCACCAGACTTCACTAAATTGACCGTTTGTAAATCCCCACGCCTTTGATTGCTGCGCGACGTTTATGTCTCCAAAGACATGATCGTGAACATCGCATGGCAATTGGCGCACGCTGTTGCCGTCAAAATGGAAGAAGCCACGTTGACCCATGTAAAACACGCCCAAGTCTGTATCGGTTGCTGTTTTGCGCGATATCGCGCCACATGAGGTGCCTACACGTTGAAATGAGTAAATAAAGGGCGGGCCTGAGTATACGGCTTGGAAGGCGTCTGTGTCCGTTATAATCAGCGTCTGTCCTTTTGTCCGAATGGCTTGCATAATTTGGCCAGAGGTCTGCAATATTTGAGAGCCAGCTTGGTTTGTGGTGGCGGGTGTCCATACGGTGTTGTTTTCCTGATCGCACCAAGACACGGTGCGTGGGTTGCCGCCCGCGCCCAAGGCAAAGATGAACCGTTCTTCCGTCACAAGTAGACCAAGATTATCCGTAGGTGCGTTGGTAATCGGAGCGGCATCGCTGCCGGTGCCAAGCTGCCACTCCAGCAAGCGACCATCGTCGTAGTGGCATCCGACGAGATACTCACCCCAGTTGTCTAAAGCCCACGTCGTCGCCTCCGCTGGAACTGCGGTCGCAAGTTGCTGAATGGGCGTTCCGTAGAAGCCAATTCCATAGAACCCGTAACCGTAACCCGTTTCAACTTCTGCGTCTTCGCGGCCCGTTGCCAAGTCGGTTGGCGTAATATCATATGCCGTCCCGCTGCCAGTCATGGCAATTAGCTGATCGTGTGATCCTCCCGCAAGCCAAGCGGTTCCGTTGTTACTTTCCCATGCGTGCATGCCCCGCACGGGGTTTGTGCAAAACGATGTCTTACGCTCTTGCCAGCCGCCAATTGGGCGCAAGCTGCCATCGCGCCAACGCACCAGTGATCCATCGCGCCAACGTCCAGACTGTTCCAAGTCGGTGCCGTTTCTGTAGAACCCAGCGGGTATATCTAACGGTACTAGCGTCATTAGCTTTTCATTATATAGGCAAGGGCATAGTATGGTGGGCGGTTTTCATGTGAGCCGCCGCCGCCAGTGTTACTGATGCTTGTGGATGTTGACACAGAGATGCCTGTGGTGGCGCTGTTGGTTGTTCTGGTAGTGGGTTCCGCTATGCGCGAACTGTCGCCCGTTCCACCTGATGGCGCAGTACCGGTAAATGAGTGAGAGTGGCCCGGATCGCTTACAGTCGAGGTCGATGTTGCCGTGTGGCTGTGCGCAGGGATTTGGCTTGTCGTCAGGGTGACGCTTGCCGCACCGCCCGTTGCATTCGGCGCATAATCGCCACCGCTATCAGCGTCTGCACCGACAACAAATCTGTCACGCAAGTCCGGCGTGGAGTTTGTGCCATCACAAAGCACCCAGCCCGTAGGAATAGTTGCAAT